GTTTTGAATAACTACTGGCTGGCCAACTGATGGGGCGCTAGAAGTCACATTCACCGTGATCAGTGAACGAGGAGATGCGCCGTCTGAGGTTATGCCTGTGCCGAAAACTATTGGCAACGGCACTTGTGGGTCGAAATAAATACTTTGCCGATTATTTTGCAAAGAAACGGATTCCCACTTGGTGGGTTGTAGGCCGTATTCAAAATCCGTGTCAATCAGCGATTGCGGCAATGAAACGCGAAGCTTGTCAACACCATCGTATGCGTGTGACCGAGCCGAGGCTTGGGTGTTACCTTGGTTTTCATTACGTGGTATCGGGTGATTTTGTGCTACTTGTACAGACATGACATTCCTTTGCAAAAACTGCAAGGGCCACAGCCCTTGCATGAATCAACGCGCAACTTGAAAATTAACACATTTCTGTGTTGCCGCCTTTTTTATAGACTCGCGTGCGCATCTGCTTTGCCTGAGGCTTGTAAACCTCATCACGCAAAGCGCGTGAAGAATGATTTACAGCCATAGGTGCAGAGGACTTTGCCATCGGTTTCGCCATCGGTTTGGCCATAGTTGCTCTACCGCCGTTTGCATAAGCGCCAGAGAAGTTGATTTGGCCGGTAGCAGGAGGTGATGGCTTTTTCATACCTTGGGGCATTTTTTCAGCCTTACCGGTATCAACCATGCCGCCTTTGGCGTAACCGCCAGCGTTGGCCATAGCTACGCCACCAGTCTTGTAACCGCCGGGTTTGTTGTTCACAACACCGCCAGTTTTGTAACCGCCTGCATTGCTCATTGCCACACCGCCAGTTGCCATTTTGCCGCCATGCTTGAGCTTCAGCTTTGTTTTGTCTGCATGCTGTTGCGTGTCGTGTTGCTTCATAGCCTTTTGGACGATGGCCTTATCTTGCGCCATGTCAGCCTTACCGCCCTTGGCTCTTCGCATTGGCTGAGCCGCTTTGAGCCTAACCGCACTATCATCCAATGCTTTCAACCGAGCTTGGTCTTGCTCTTTTCGGGCGATTGGATCGACGGTGCGTGTTGTAACACCTGTGGCGGCTTTGACTACTGGCTTTAGGGCCTTGGTCAATTTGGTCAAAGGATTTTTGACAGATGCATTCACAACTGGTTTACCCTTGAAAGCAGGCTCAGCGCTCATTTGCAAAGCGCCTCTCATCTTGCCGCCGCCTGCCATTTTTGTGTGACCGCTTTCGGCTTGACCGCCGTCTTTGTAATTGACGTGGCCACCCTTTTTCAGCTTCAGAATCACTGATGGCTCAGTGGTTTCCATTTTCACCATTGGTTTAAATTGACCCATGACATTCCCCTATTAGGTTGCAAGGTTTTGATTTACACCAAACGCACCCAGTCGAGTCGCGTTGGGGCCAGCGGCAATAGCGGGAAGCATGATGCCAAGCACCAAGCGTCGGATGCCGTTAGGGGCGGAAGTTGGCGAAAACGTACCGCGCACGTCACCAGTGGTGGTGGTTGCGGGGTTGGTTGTATCGGCCACAGCCAAAGTGCCGGTGTCCAAAGCAAAGCCGGAATCCCAGCCTACGTGACAGATGTACACGCCGCTTGTGATACGAACAGGTACGCCAAGAAGCTGACCAGTTCCGACGGTGACAGCAGTTGTACTTCCACCAGCAGTTGCTACGCTGGCAATTTGGAAGAAGGCTTTTTTGCCTTGCACGGTACTGTTTGCAACCGACGTAATGGCTTCTGACATGGCCTGACCGTAAAGATCCCAGCCGGTGACTGTGTGCACTTGAGCAGTTCCACCAGCCGCCAAAGTGACGTTAACGTTGCGAGGGCAATCCAACTGCACAACAGGTGTGCCGTCGGCGCGGACGACGTAACGGTTGCCAAGCAAGCTGGTGTTAAGCAAGGAAAGGTTGCCAGCCGCCGCAGGTGTTTGGCTGGCGCAAATATTTGCCGTGTTGGAAGTCAAGGGAACCACGTCAAAGACGTAGATTCGACCCATAGGGCCAACACCTGTATCCATTTGCGATGGATCGCCAAATACAGCATTACCAGACAAGGTCATGGTTGTGCTGGAGGCTGTTTGTGAAACGTTGACAGAGTAAGTGCCAATGCCGCCTGTACCAGTCAAAAAGCCAGTAACGAACGTACCGGCAGTAACACCAGTTCCATTCACTTGTTGGCCAAGCTGAATAACGTCACCCGTCAAAATTGCAGTGACAGTCAGCACTGTGGTTGCGATTGAACCGGTAAAGGTTGCGGATGTGGGGTACTGGGTCAAATTTTGATAAGTTGGGGCCGCACCCAAATATAAGTCGTCTGAAAATTGAGGCATCGTCTTCTCCTTGAAAAGCTTGACGAAAATTAAAAAAAGGGGCGAGATTTTTGTCCCGCCCCACTTTGCACTACGGTTAAACGCCCGGTGTGCCGTACATGGCACGCCAGTCGGTGAAGCCAACGTCGTAACGCTCAGTCGCTTTGTAGCGCATAGAGTCAGTTTCGAAGTCGCCTTCCATGGTTTTCTCCAGCTTACGGCGCATCAAAAGCTTCATGCCTTCGGGCGCGTCAGTCTGAACCCACCATGCGTTGGGCGAAGTCAAACGAGACAACACTGCGGCACCTTGGTCAAGCAGACCAATGGCTTTAACAGGGTTGATGTCGTTGTTTGCTGTACCGCTACGCAGGACAGATTTCAACAAAACTTCCGCTTGGAAAATGTTGCCGGGGGCAACCACCAATTGCTTGGGAACCAAACGAATACGCTTACCGTTGTTGTCAACAGCTTGACGGATTTGAATCAGCATCTGTTCGAGAGATGTTTGAGACAAGTTCGCCGCGGTGGACAACAAATTGCTAGCGGTGCCGCTAACGATTGGGTGCGCGTTGGAGTTAAGTTGAACACCATCACCGCCGGGGTAGGAGGCATTGAAGGCGCGGTTCAAAATGTTAGCCGACAAGGTTTCTTTGGTTTCAATCAAAGATTGGGCCAAGTGTCGAGCGTAAACATTGCCGATACGGATGTGGTCGCCGTCTTCCACAAGCACTTTGGTCAACGCAAAGGCCAAGCCATAAACGTTGTACACATAGCGCTTCAGGAACAGCACGCCGCCTTGTTGGTAGCTAACGGGTGAACCGTCAGGCAACTGAGGAGCGGCACCAAATCCATAAAGGACAGGCTCTTCATGATAGTTACGAGGAATACCTTCAGACTCACGAAAAACTCGTGACCATTCATCGGTACGTTGGTCATAGACTCCATCGAAGCACTCGTTGAGAATTGGTTCAACGATGCTTCTAAAGTCCGTACTGCGCATTGGAGCGGCCATTTTTTAGTCCTCCTAATTAAGCAAATGCGGTGAAGCTACCGAACATTTGTGATTCTGCATTAACGGCACGAACAATGGTGAAGGCATCGCCCCACGCGTTGTTCAAGTCGGGCGAAATGTCAACAATACGCATTTGACCTTGGACACCGTTACCAACCAAAGAGTTGGACAGGGTGGCCGCGGACAAACCAGTGACTTGCGAGCCTGCCGCCAAATTGGCGGTAGTGAAGTTGGCTTCGTTGCCAATTGAAGTTTGTGCAACTGAACCATCAGCCTGAATTTCATAAACGATGTTGATGTCGTTGTAGAAATACGCTACGCACGAACCGGCTAGGTAAGTGGTGTTGGCGGGCCATTGGTTATTTACACGACGCAAACCTGTTGCATCGGTGTACTCCACACCAGCAAAGGCACCAGCAAAAGCTTCAGTGCCAGTGACAGGGGTGATTGTTCCCGCCGACGCTACATACTTGACGGGCTGACCCTTCAAGATGTTCGAGGATAAGCCAGACGCGATTCCGCCAGCAAGCGCTTGTGCACGATCCAAACCAGAAGGGTGGAACGACGGGCGCATACCGAACGGAGCATTAGTTGAAGACATAGTCTCACTCCTTGTTTAAAAAAACTTTGCTTAGCCTTCAAAAGTTGGGCAAGCAACGGGTGCATCAATATTGTCCATACCCTCACCTTCAACCACTCCGAGCCTACGTCCTGAGCTATCTCGTGCCACTTGTTTTGTCGCGTCAAGACGAATCTTGTTCGCTTCTTCAAGCGGCGCATCGTGGTGAAAATGCTTCATGATCTTTTGGTAAAGCCCATTCGGGATTTTGAACAAAAGCATTTCATTACACGCTACGAAACCTACATGCTCACCAGCTTTTACTCGATAATTTTCAAAACCGGACACCTCATTCGCCGTGACGTGTGTGTATCCAAGTCGGATTCGTTTATCGATACTGTCGTAACTGTTCGTGGTAGATAACCAAGTCACATGGAACCCGGGTATCTGGGGGGCAGTGGGCAATGCCTGTTGTGTCCATTCATCCTTCCACATTTGCTCTGCAAAATGCTCATCGGTTGATACGAACGTTTTCTCTGGGGCCTCTCGACTTGAGTCAAGACTTGCGCGATCTTCGCGTCCACCAGCAGAAAGGTTTTTCTTTAGACGTTTATCCATTTTTTGAACTCCTTAGGTATTTAAATTTTTTGCTTCGAGCGCGTATCGTTTAATCATCTTTGCTCGTTTGACGGGATCGTCCCACATACCTGCATCTTTCATTGCTCTCACCTTTTCGGGTGATAGCGTGATGGTGTTTCGACCATCTGAAGACGATGCATGTTCGCGGCCTGATCCTGTTTGAAAATTTCTTGGCCTTTGAGTCCTCACTGGATTTTCGTCCATGTCATCAGTATACCTATGGGGCAAGACTTTTTGCAAGCGTTTGTCAAGCTCAAACCAATAATCTTGTGACGACGGGTCGTACCCTTCGCTGACAAGCTGTTGATCTTCGGCCAAGGCGATTTTGGAATCGCGGTCTTGGCCCCGGGGGTTGTACCAAGTGTTTTTTGAAATCCACCGTTGTGAATGACGCGTGACCATGGGGTCTGGCGCTTCTTCTTTTTGTGGCGGCGGAGTTGTGAACCTGCGTTTTTGATTAACTAAACTTTCATAGTTACGCGAGGCTTCTAACAGCAGTTCTTGAGCGCTCACCATCAAATCGCCGTTGCCGGTATCAGCGGCTTCTTTAATTTTTTGTTTTGCGTAAATGATGCTGTTCTGTTCGTCGCTGATGCGCTTGTCCAGTCGTGCCAAGTCTTGCCCTAAGGCTTTGCGCTCGACAACCTGTACGCGCTCCAACAACTGTCGGTTTTGCTGTTCCAGCATGGCCAGCTTGGCATCTTTTTCTGCCTGTACTGAGCGATGGTAGTCCTTGCGTGAGCGACGTTTTGCGCGTTTAGCTTCGCGAATGGCTTGTGCTTCTGGATCTACGAATCCATTGGCTTGTATCTCAGCGGCTTCCGCCGCCGCATCATCGTCATCGGTTTCTACTGGATCAACCGATTCGTTTTGCTGGGCTTCTGGGCTTGGAATGCTTGGCGGCAAGTCAACGACTGCACCACCATCCGCGGCCTCCTGAATGTACATAACCTCTTGGGTATTTTGTTCTGTGCTCATATGAATGCCTTCATTGCAAGTGGGTTGCCAGTGACGGTGGCGATCAATTCATGGTCGTTGAGAACCATAAAAAGGACGGGGTCATCATCGTGTTCAGCGTTGGGCATAGGAACCTCCCAGCGGTCGCCGCCCCACTTGGGCACGCGCACGAAGTCGCCTTCTTTTACCCACACACCTTCCACCCACGGCTCCATGGAGTCGCGCTTACGAAAGGCCAGAGGGCCCAACATAAGAACTTTGCCAACCATGTTTTGCCATTTTTCGGTTTCCCGTGTTTCTTCAACCAACACAATCCCGCTTGCAGTGACTGTCTTTTTTGTCCGACGCAGTTGTACTAAAACTCGTGCGCCAAGTGGTCTTGCTCCGGGGTCTACAAGAGGAAAAGCCTCCTCTACATCAGCGGCATAACCCGCTACCGTGCTATCACTCATCATTTTCTTCATCCATTAAACGTTCAAGAATATCCAACGACTCTTGCAAGCCTGCGTATTGACCAACCATTCGGTTGTAAGACTCAATGTTCAGGGCATAACCCCCGGCTAATGAGTCTTTCAAGTCCGACTGGCGAGTTTTGATAGCGCTAATTAAATCGCTGACAAGACGCATACTTACTTTTTGCCTTTGGGCTGTTTGAGAGCGGCCAATCCGCCCATGCTCTTTTTGTTCGCCGTGGTCGCTGTTTGTGATTGCATTTCATTGACGCTTTGACCTGTGGCCAGACGATAGTGCTGTCGTGTAGGGCCGGGTGGTGTACCGCCAATTTTTCCGTTTGTGCTCATGGTTAACTCCTTAAATCACGTTGTGCTTGCTGGTTAAGTTGAATGGCAGTTTTTTCCTGCTCGCTACGCAGTCGTATCTCGTCAGCAGAAATATCGGCTGTTTTGATGCGCTCTGTTGTAAGGTTGTTTTCGGCGTTCATGGCAACCTTAATTTCCTGATCCCGCTTTTTCAGTTCGATGTCGGCTTGATCTCGCGCCGCACGACGCTGTGTTTCGGCCAACGAAGCCTGCAACACGGCCTCGGCATCTGAGTCCAGTGGCGGCTTTTGCTGGAAGCCTTGCATAAGCTTTCCAAGCTCTTGGAGGGCTGGCACGACCTTGGCAAACGTTTCTGCCGAGTCCAGCTTGACGTGTGCGGCGGCAATTGCCATGGCCTTGTCCAGCGTGCTGGCCAGCTTGTTGTCTTCGTATTTGCCCAGTTCCACGGAACTGCCAGCCGTGACGTAGGTTTCCATCTGGTTTGTGTACCACAGCATCATGTGCTGTTTGATGTGTTCCATCACCAATGGCGTGTAAGTCTGCGCAATCAAAGGGTTTGACCCCAAGTTTGGATCCAAAGCAAAGTCCAAATGCGTCTGAATGTGGGCCAACTGGTCTTGTCTGGCGTAAGCGAACGCTTGCTTACCAAGCGCCATAGCCGCATTCTCGTTTGACGCGTCCATTTCCTGCGCTTTTGTCTGTGATGGCATCAATTCGTTGGCGTTGGGGATCTTGAGTTGCTTCATAACGCGGCTCAACACGGCGTTTTGGTCAAAACTCTGTGGATAAGTGGCCATCAACTGCATAACCGCCTGCATTTGGGCCATGCGCTGTGTTTCGCTGAAGATGTGCGGGTCAGAAACGGGAACGATGTCGCTGTTGCGATCAAAATCCGACTTTGAAATCTGCAAATCCTCGACCATCTCGCCTTTGTACTGTTCATCCAAGTACCAGCGGTTGATCCGACCCAAAATTTGCAAAACTCGGCGTTGCGAGTCGTGCATACGGGCGTGAATTGAACTAAAAACCTTAGCGCCTTGCTCGATAAGCGCCTGAGTCGTGCCAACGGGCATGTTGCTGTTGACATCAGCGATTTTTTCCTCTGCCGTGCTCACAACACCCTTAGCCGCGTTGCTCAGCCATTCCAACAACTGGAACAAAACCGGGCTTGGCTGGTTAAAAGGCATGGGCATGGCAATTTTGCGGATGTCATCGATGCCGGGAGCCGCTTCAATCTCCGTGACCTGCGTGATTTCAGGCTGTTGGGTCTGGCCGCTGTTGCGCCCGCCCTTGAGCTTGAGCATGGTCAGCGAGTTGTTGACGTGGGCGGTGTCCAAAAGGGCCCGCAAAGCGCCTGTGAGGGCCGCAGACAGCCCGCCAATCAGGTGGGGCAAGCCGATTGCGTACGCGCCACGCCAAGGGATGAACTTGAACTCGACCAGCCAGTCCAGCTTGGTCATGCGAGCGTCGCCTTTTTCCCAGTTGCGATACAAACCCACGGCTTTAAGTGACGATTCATCGATCATCAGGATATAAGGGGCTGATTTGCCGCTTGCATATTTGTCGTCTTTAAGCTCGAGCCACGTATAAATGTGGAAAACACGACGCAAGCCGTCTTCGTTGTCGTTGAATTCGCGCCCCTCGATCTTGTTTGAGGCTTTTTCCGCGCCAGATTCTTCTGGCTCGCTTGAGGCCCGCACAAACGTGATGTCTCGGTACAAACCCGACTCGATGCGTCGCTCAAATTCCCATTCCGTGATGTCTTGGATTTCCGACACGCGCTGTGCGGTGTAGAAATTGGATGCCGCAAAGGGCAAAAGCATGTTGTCGATCGGAATGAACTCCGCGCACGGACGGCCAAGGTTCTCGTCGTACCACATCTTCATGTACTGACTGCCGCCCAAAGGCAATTGGGTCAACAACTGCTCTTGCTCGTCGCGGAATTCTTGGATTTGCTCCGTGAGTTGCCAGTTCATGTAGTCGCGCTTGCGCTCGGCTCGGTCAACCTTTTCGTCAGTCTGCTCGCCCAGAATGTGTGTACGCACAGGGCCGTCTGGCGGGAACATTTCTTTCATCGCACTGGCCGCAAAGTCCACGCAAGCCTCAGCCATTACGGGGTGCACCACCTTGCTTGCGCCCATAAACGACGCGCCGCCCGGGGCATCATCACCCAAACCGGTGCGACGGATGCCGTCTTCATACTGTTTGTCGCGCTTCTTTCTGGCTTCCTTGTCTTTGTCAACAAGGTCAAGGTAGCGGATCGTAATGTCGGACAAATCAAAGATGTCGAGCGTCTCGGCCAGATTTTCGTAGAACTCGCCGTCTTCCCGCGGGCCTTTGAACTCGTCGGGCATACGCACAATTGCGCCGCCATCAGGCGTTTCAACTACGTCCTCGTCTTCGACCTCGGGAGCCTCGACTTCCACTTCCTCCTCAAGCTCGTCGTCCAGTTCATTAACTACAACACTGTTGTATTCTCCGTCGTTTTCTGAGGTAATTGGGGGTTTGGTGGCCATTTTGTGTAACCTTATGTTAAAATTTGTTTATGAGCTATCAAATTGACTTCAGCGAGCATTACAAGCAAGGCTACCCACACGTCGTTGTGCCTTTGGACACCGAAAACTGGGGCGTGCTGTTTGTCCCGACAAGCGAGATTGTTGGGGCTTATATGACTCGCGCACATGCGTTGCGTTGCTGTACATCATTTAATTGGCTGTATTGGCAGGCAAAGGCTTCGCATTACTTGGCACGCGACGCAATTTTGAAGGGTCAACAAACGAACGATCCATCTTCCGCAAAGCGTCCCTCTTGGCCTTGGCGGCTGGGTCAATTGGTCGGGCACCTTCTTCTGCGTAAGTAGAGCTATGCATATACATCAGGTCTTTTTTCTCGTCCGCACGGCCCAATTGCGTCTTGGCATCTTTGCCTAAAACGTTGCGAGCGGCGGCTTGCGCGTCCAGCAGTTCTTTGTCAACCGCGTTTGCCTTGGATTGAAACGGAGCAACAAACACCGAGCCTGTGCGCGGGTTATGCGACACGATCATGCCGGGCAATTGTTGGCCAATCAGAATCACTTCTTCTTTGGTCAACGGCCTGCCAGACTTGCTTCCAATCAGCATTGCCGACGCGTCCTTTATGTTGTTCGTGGCGATTGGCAAGAACCGGTGTGCGGCCATGGCCTCTTGGTTCAAACTGCGGCCAGCGGTGGCTACATCGGCTCGTAGCTTCTTGTCGGTGGACAAGTCGCCGCTACGCACGCTGAACGCTTTCATCGGATTGGTTTCAAGTGTCGGCGGGGTGTCCTCGTTCATGTAAACGCCCTGACCCTTGCGCTCTTTGGCCTTGCGTCCGCCAATCGTGGTCATTGGGACTTCCGTGCCCTCGCCAACGCTTTGCTTGGTGATGTAGTCCTGAAACGCTGGGCTTTTGTATTTGCCCAGATCCGGGCCGACACCCTCTACCGTGATGTCAACCGGGGTGAATGGCCTGCGCATGGCCGGGTAGGCGGCGTTCATGCCCATCTCGGTTGCCCGGGGTAAGCCCTCTTGGATGATTGTTTTGGAGGCTTTGCCCAGCGGGCCAGCTACCAGCAAGGGATCGGCCACAAACGATGCCACGTCGCTCAGCATCGGGGTTTCATTCTTACCGGAACTCAAGCCGTATTTCTTGTTCAGTGCCTTTGCGCCTTTGGATGAAAAGTTGCGATCCTCAGGCATGGCCAGCTTGTTGACCTTTGGGGGAACCATCTTGCCGCCCATTACGGACTCGGGCACGTAGCCACGCTTGTTCTGGACTGCGGCTTGTTCTCGCAAATAATCAATGGCTTCCAGCGGCATGTTCATGTAGTCGCCCATGCCACCGGCCATGTTTGCGCCAATGTCATCTACGATGAAATCAGCCAATGCCCGGGGCTTGGTGGCCAGCGTCTTGACCTCCCGGCCAAATTTTTCGCTCAGCTTCTTGGCCATGCGTCGCATGAATTCAGAGTCTTCGTCTTCTGGCGGGGACGAATCCACGCCAAACGGCTCGACGAATCCAGCCTCTGCGTAGGACTGAACATTGGTTCCGTCAGCGATTGGGTTTTTCATGCCAGCAAACGTTTCGCGCAGTTCGGCCAGCGCCGGGACATAAATGGGTGACGGCTTCTCGGGGTCGAATGAATCGGCGGATCCGCCAGCCTTCATGTGCTTGACCAGATCGCCGTGGCCCCAGCCTTCTAAAAGTTTATAGTGTTCCAACGAGGCCACCCTTCTTTTGCGTTATGTCTTTTTTGCTTGTGTCGTACGTGCCCTTGTTGCCAATGGCAGACTTGATTACGTTGGGGTTGAATACGCCCAAGTTTTTGGTATCAAGCTCTTTGACGTACATGCCGTCATGGCCTAGATCTTTTAAAGCCCTGACGATGTAGCCCTTTTCCAAAGCCATCCAATTGTTGGCCTCGTCTGGGGCGCTGATGACTTTGATGTCACGCATGATCTGACTGGCGGGCACGCCCTGCTGGCGCAGGTGCTCGGCCAACATTTTGACGTGCTCACGGTTTTCATAATCAAACGGCTTTTTGACCTGAGCATAGACGGGCATCACACGAGTGCCTTCAGGCATCTGGTATCTGTCTGGATCGGGCATCTGAAACTTGCCATGCTTTTGGAACTCTGGCTTGAGCGGCATCAACGTGCCACCAGCGTAGCCACCAGCGAATGTGGGGTCAGGGCTTAGGAATGAGGAGTCGGCTTGGCCGGTACGGAATTCTTTGAAGCCTTTGCCCCTGTCGGAGGCGGGATCCCTGAACGTGCCGTGGTAGTACCTGTTTTTGTCAACGCTCTCAGCCAAAAAGTCTTTGAGGTTCAGGTCGGCCTGCTCTCTGGGCACGGTGCGCGTCATGCCCATTGAAGCTTCTTTGAGACTTTGATCGGCACGCGCCTTGGCGCTGAGTTGCCCGGCTTCTTTTTCTGCGGCCATTTCGGCGCGGACTTCATCAGCCAGCGATTGGACTACTGATGGGGGCTTGGGGGCCTTGGTGACCGCCGCCCTAGCCAGACCACCCTTGGCCTTGTTCAGCTTCTTGCCGGGCACATCGGAGCCTTTGGGGGCCACGAATAGCTTCTCATACACATCATGCGGCTCACTCCTGCCGATCTTCACGCGCCCGACAACCTCACCCATGCCGAACAGGTCACCGCGGCTCCGTGGGCGGAGCGTGGGGTTTGCGCCAGTCTGGGTGTTGAACAGTTCCGTTGGTGAGGCGTATTCCGTTGACAGGCCGTACTTGTGGCCAACGTCGCCCTTCTCGATGGTCGCGATGAAGTTCAGGTCGTTGAGCAATGGATCGCCGCCCTCGGGCTTGAACAGGCCCTTACGCACCAAATTGCTCTTGGTGTACGAGCCGGTCTTTGGATCCAGCACCTCGATCTGCGACTGTGCGCCGGACGACATCATGGGCCGATTGGTTTTAGGATCAATGACCACGCCCAAGTCTTCGACAATGTTGGCATCCAACACCTGCCCAGTGCGGGGATCAATGAATGCGCCGGAGGGGAAATCCAAGCGACGCTTGCCGGTGGTGGCCAGAATGCGCTCCACCAGCTTTTGTTGGTTGGGGAACTTGTCGGGGTACAGGAACCAGCGATTGGGAACCGGCACGATTGGTGACCGGCCTTCGGCTCCAACCTTGGCAACCATCTCATCGACTGCGCCGTAGGATTTCGGCTCCTTGGCCGCGCCAAGCAATTTCTTTGCAAGGCCACCTTTGTTGAACTCTTGCGGCATCGCGGTCTGGAAAGGCAACCGTTCGGAGCCTGCCCCAAACTTTGCGTCCATGTACCTGTTGTAGTCGTCTTCGGTTATTTCGCTGAGTGCCTTGCGCACCTCTGCTCGCTCTTTTTCGTTCACAAACCGGTTGACGTTGAAGCCCTTGCCTTTGAGTATGTCGCGGATCATTGGCTTGATTGAATGCTTATCAAGCGAAAGGGGTTTATGGCCCGGCAGTGGCTCGTATCGAGCGCCGCCATACACCCTGAATTCCGTGTCATAGAGGCCGGGGACGGTGCTCAGATCGACATTCCCAAAGCTACCTTTGTTCAGGTAGTCCTTCACATATTCCGTGTACTTGGGGATCACATCTTCGTTGCCGTGGCCGTAAATTTGGTTGACATCCCCGTTGGGTTTGACTTCGACGGTTACGTGCGGATCGCCATTTTTGTCGCGCAGTGATAACACCCGCGTTTCGCCACCCCATACTTTGTCGCAGTAGTCACCCACGCAATGGCCCATCATCTCGCCTTCGGCCTCAAGTTGCCGTTGCAAATTGTCGTAGCCCGGGTGAATTACAGACTTGTTACCTTTGGGGTCGATGAACGCGCCGGAGGCATCTTGCGTGTAGCCCTCTGGTAGCTCGCGCTTGGGGGCGAACTCTTGCCAACTGAACCCGTTGCCATATGTCTCATGCGTCAACAGGCCACCGGCCAACCGCTTCTTCTCGGCCAGCGCTTCTTGCTCGCGCTTGACATCGCCTTTGTGCACGCGTCGCGTCAAGTCTTCCATCGAAATCTTGGACACCTGCTCTGGCCGGATCTCGCCGGAGATGATTGCGTCTTGCAGTTCTTTGCTCAGCCGGGTGAATCCAACCGCTTCAAACGCTTGGGGGTTCACCTCAGGCTGGACAAACACTTCATCTTCTTTAAAATATTTCAACTGCTCTGGTGACGCGCTCAGGTCGTTTTTGCGAGCAATGGGCTGAAGCATGCTGTCCAGACCGTATTCAATGTTTGCGGCCAAGGCTGTTTGCGGATCTCTCAGAGCCTGTATCAAAGGCTTTCCGGCTTCTTTTGCAACCTGTCCTTCTACGCCTGCGCTGTGAAGTCCGGCGTTGGCTGTCATTACCCGTTTGTTGGCAACGTCCATTGGATTTCTACCGGCAACCCTTGTTGCAATTGCGTTGGGGGTTTTTTTCAGTTCTGTCGGAACTGCCGAGATGCCCTGCTGTGCCAACTTGCGCATGGGATCGCTTGGGGTTCCCATTTTCTTGATCATGTAGTTGGACAACTGGCTACCACCGAACTGCCGGGCGGCGCGGTCGGCCTTCAGGTTGTTGACGTGCCTATCGATTTGCTCTTGGGTGTGCGCCGCTTGTTCGGGGAACTTAATCTTTGCGGCCTCAAGATCTTCAATGGCCCGAAGCGCGGCGGCTTCGTAGTGTGGCGGGTATGGGGTCAGTGCTTGGCCAACCTGCTTGCGAAACTCCTCGTCATTGAAATTGACCGGGAGCGGCGTTTGCTCGTTGCGCATGATCGACAGTGGCGACACCTTGGCCGGGGCCTGATCAAAGCTGGTCTGGCCTGAGCGGATTGCTGGCGCTGATTCGTCACCCATACCGAACAGTCGCTTCATCGCTCCGCCCTTGTTCATGCGGGCCAGCCCACCCTTACGGTATCCGGCCTTTTGCATTCTGGTCAGCAGATCTTCCGTGAGCAATTGGGTTGGGTCGTTTTTGGTGTAGTCCATCAACGTGATGTCGCGGCCCTTTTCTAACTCCTTGGCCGTCTTAAAGTCTTCGAACACCGTGGCAATGGGCGTGGGCAGGTAGTTCACATCCAGATCTTCGCCCGTCAGGATCTTGGGGTAATCACTGTGCAGGTCGGGCCGGTCTATGACGTTGTCGTCCAGACGGAACAGCCGGTTGCCCAAGTCGAGCGTGCCAGCCTGCGCCATGTTGGGGTCAAGGTTCTTCTGGAGCAATTCTTCCATCGGAACCGTGCGGCCCTTCTCGCCACCCACACCACGGCCAGCGAAGATGTCGGCCATCAATGCGCGTTGGTCGTAGGTTTTGACAGCCTTGCGGAAGTTGCGCGAACTTAAGTCAATCCCATTGGGAAAGATTAAGCGGCCATTGTTGTCGGTCATGGTGCTGGCGCGGTCGCTCAGCTTCTGGATCTCCTCAGGCGACATGTTCTTGCGCTGATTGGCAAAGATGTCGGCAAACTCGCTGAACATGGTGGAGTTGGACTTGTGTTGCTCGAGTCCACCAACTGACGGTGTCCAGATAACCTTTGCACCCTTGGGCACCTGCGCCTTGTTGCGGTTGATGAGGCGTGTCGCCATCTTTTGGTCGGTTACACCGGCCACCGCCCGCGCCTTTTGATATTCCGGGTCAACCAGTTGGATGCCTGAGAATCCGGGGCCACCAAACTTGCCCTTGGACAGATCCACTTGCATGCGGTCGTAGAAGATGGGCTTGATGTATGAACCCTCATGCTGGCCGTATGCCTCGGAGGCTTTGACCGGCGGTCTGCTGGCTTCGTACTGTTTGCGCTTTGCTTCAAGCTGGTTCTTGTCCAGCTTCGCCGCCTTGTCAGCGGCCATCTCTGCACGCACCTCGTCGGCCAATGACATGACGACTGATGGGTTTGTATCCGCGGCTCGAGCTAGTGGTTTGATTTTGGCCATGGTCTTATGCTGAGTATGGGTTTACACGCGCAGGCTTTGTGTCTACAAAGTCATCGTCATCATATCGCGGAGCGGGGTCAATGTCGAGCCAACCAGCGTCTTTCAAGATGCGCAGTGCCTGTGTGGCCGTATCAACGTAGTCGTCGTGCACAGCGTCCGGGAATGCACAGATCTGGGCCACGAAGCCCTCGGCCCACGTCTTGACGTAGTTTGGCCGGGACTCTGACTCGGGGATCCATACGCGCCCGGTGGTGATGATGGCCGCGGCTATTTGCAGGCGTTGCATTTTGTCGGCCCGCCCGGGGTTGTACGCCCTACAGGGTAAACCCGCCCGGCCAAGCTCTTGGATCAGGCTGATGCCTGCGGCCTTGTCTTCAATGACCATGATGTCTGGCCGCTTAGCGTCACGGCCTTCGCCATAGGCGGTCTGGAACTCTTCAATGACCCGCGGCTTCAGGTCGGGGAAGCTCAAGTGCTCGGCCCATGCGTCGATCAAGAGCACGGACATGGGGCCGTCCAGCGGCTTGAACACGCCCCACACGGTGCAGGCGGTCGGGTCGTTGTGGGTCTTCTCAGAAAACGCACAGTCCAGCGACATGACGATGTATTCAAAGTTGGGGAACGGGTTCGGGTGGCCGTCTTCGGTGTACGCCGGGTACAGGCTGAACATGTCACGGCTGATGACCTTGCCGTCTTCCAGATCCACAAGCTCGCCCAGCACCTCTTGGTTGTACAGCTTTGTACCCCGGTACTGCTCGAGGCTGTTGGTGAACTTCTCAGCCAAGTTCCTGATGTTGGCGTAGGTCGAAGCCCGGTCTACCACCACGTCTTTACCCTCACGGGACACAAGCTCGAGGATTAGATCTTTTGGCTTAGGCGTTGTGGTGGCGATGACCCGGGGCGCTCTGCCAAGGCGCAGGCCAAACGTCATCATGTCCCATGCGTCTTGCAGGTATTCAAAGGCGGCTAGCTCGTCGCACCACGCGAAGTGGAACTGCGGGCCGCGCAGGCGCTCGTAGCTGTCGGCGCTAATGCCGCGGATGGTTGAGCCGTTGGCCAGCGTTATCAGGTGATCTTGTTTGTTGTAATGCTTCAACAGCGGCGGCGGGATGCACGACAGCAGTCCACTCTCGCCCTCAATGCATGTGTGCTTGATGTCGTTCGACGTAGGGGCCAACACAAGCGATCGGCTACCCGGGTGGATCCACGCCCACCACCATAGCGTTTCAGCGGCACAGCGGGTCTTTCCTGCACCCCTACCGGCCAACAGGAGCCACACGGCCCAGTCAAGCTCAAGATCAGGCGGAATCTGGTGCGGGCTGGCGCTGGCCACCCATTCCAAATGTTTGACAATTGCCAGCCTGTCGGTTTCGGGTCGGTTCTCGTACTCCGTCGCCGTGTCGCGATCAAGCAGATCCAACACGGGTCTTCATCTCCATATTGCGAATAATGTCAAACAATCTGGTGGTCGTCAGGTCTTCGGTCTTAATGGACGCTCCGCCTTCCACGCCCTCGATGGCCACGCGGTCGCCGTATTTGGTTGGGTGGAACTTGGCCAACAGCTTGAGCCGCGTCTCGATTTGAAGCTTGCGGTGGCCCAGCATGTCTTCGATGGTCGTCGCTGTGCCCTCGTCAGTCATCACCTGCTTTTGGCCAAACTGGACGGTGTCAGCAATCAGCAGGCATTCTTCAGCCAGCGCGTCATAGCCAATGTCGCGTGCGCGTGCGATGGATGCGGAAAGCGCTTTATCTTTACCCATCCAATCGTAAACCGTACGCCAAGCTGGGAAGCCGTCGTTGTCTCTGCATATCTGGCGCAAGGGAACACCTTCGCTTAATTGCTCACAGATGATCCGGGCTATTTCAGGGTCGTACTTGGAAGGTCGGCCTGTCTTTTTGTGGGCCTTTGCGGGCGCGGGAGCATCTACTGGTGTCTCGTAAACGCCCGGCTTGATGATCTTCTCTTGGCGCGTGGCCTTGCGCGTCTTTGGCTTGGTTTCTGGCATAACCCGTAATCCCCGTGAATGTGAACGAATGCTAGCAGTGTATTCGATTCGCTTTCGGGGCGCTATAGGTTGTTGGCGAGAGGATTCGCACCTCCGTCATCCCCGGCCAAACCCGGGTCGCTCTCCTCCTGAGCTACACCAACACGGCTGGGGACTGTTCACGGACGGTCTAGGGCTTCTTCTCTCCCCGTCCACGGCGTAGCATCCTTTCGGTCTAGCCCTGAGCCGCAATCCCCATGCGTCTTGATGGTTGCGCAGGGAGGATTTGAACCTCCGGCCCTTCGGGTATGAACCGAGCGCTCTACCACTGAGCTACCGCGCTGTTTTTATTTTAAACGACAGCCAATCGTCTGTCTATAACTTTTATGTATTCCAACATGCGGGCGCTGTGCTTGGCGCTCTCGTCGTCCACGTACGAAATCTGCGCGATCAAGTCTTCGCGGTATTTGGCCAAGCCGTCATCGGGCACGGCCTGAACCATGATTCTGGCTTCCGATTGCAGGTTCGGCTCCGAAGGCACGTTCCACGATGCCAAGTTCTTTTCTTCATTGGCGTACAGGGCAATGTATTGCGTTGAGCCGTCTTCAAATTCAATATCAAAATGTCTGACAAAAAAACTCCGACCGGTCATTTCTTGGTAATGATCCACTGTGCGGTCTTGCACGGAAACTACTCTGTGCATGGTTACTGATGTGTACATAGGGTTTTCCTTCTCTGTTGAATTCAGGGTTTATTGGGATGCTTTGGCTTTTTTCTGCAAGGCCAGTTGCCGTTCGCGTAATGCGTCGATCTCGGCCCACAGCTTGATGTAATAGGGGTCGTCGGTCGGCAGGTCACGGTGAAGTGCCAGCGTTTGATGGCAGTCGGCCAAAGCCCGCGTGCAGGTGTGCGCGTCGTATTCTTTGACCTTGTTGGTAAAAACTGCGTGGTGGCCACCGTAATTCATGCCGCCACCTCTTCAGCTTGTTTGGCGACCTTAGGGCGCTGGATGACGGTTTGCTTGACACCATTGCGCACGCCGTGCTCTTTGACTGTGGCGGTGACTGTGGCCGTTTCGCCCTTGCTGGGAAAGCCCTGTGCACAACCCTTGTAAATGATTACGTTTTTGTCATCGTCTTCGCAGATGTTGATCAACACAGTACCAAAACTGCTTTCAAAACTGATAACGTGAACGCACGTCAGGTTCAGGGTGACCTTCACGCCAACTGCGCCCACATGCGCCCGATCAGCGTCCAGCGCGGCTTGCTTGCTGGCCCACTCTGCCTTACGGGCGGCACGGGCATCAATGCCCTTTAAGACGGCCTCAGACTGCTTTGGCGTGAGCTTGCCATAGGTGTCAAGGGCAAAGGCCATAGCGCCAGCAAAGCCTTCTTTGTAGGTTGTGGCACCCCTGCCGTTGTAGTTGCGGGCCTCGTCAACCGCGTCAAGAATTTCGTGGGCACGCGGCGTGCTCGCCAACCAAGTTTTGCGTGCGTTGTGGATGATGTTGCGTCTGCGGGCGGCGGCATACGCTTCTGGGTACTGAATGTGGCTTTCTTCCATTTCGCTTTCCTTCGCTGTTTGTTGAATGAGGCTTTATCTTAGCACACTCTAATCCGACTCGGATTTACATTTCCGTACAACTTTGCGGGTTATTTTCAAAGCCGCAAAAGGCT